ATTCGTAGGCTGCAATCCAATTATGCCGCATTCTGCGAGTATTACTTTCCGCACTTCCTGCAACTCAGGGACAAGACCACAGGCGAGGTCATCCGAACCATACACAATGCGCCGTTTCACAACCAGGCTGCACAGAAGGTGAAGACCACGCCGAACCTCAAAGCGGTTTTCATGTGGCCTCGTGGTCATGCAAAGTCCACCCACATGGACATCTTTACACCTTTGTGGCTGATGTTCCAGGCCAAGCGTTTGATTAACTTCATGGTGGTCGTAGGTAAGTCCGAGGACAGTGCCATCCGCTTGCTTGGCGACATCCAGGCGGAATTGGAGTACAACCAACGCATCATTGCCGACTTTGGCACGCAAAAGAACGCTGGCGACTGGCAAGAAGGCGAGTTCAAGACCAAGGACGGCGTGAAGTTCCTCGCCTGTGGCCGTGGTCAGTCGCCTCGCGGTTTGCGCGACCGTGAGGCACGTCCTGACTACATTGTCATTGATGACCTCGATGATGATGAGCTTTGCCGTAACGAGAAACGTGTGCATGACCTCACCGACTGGGTGAAAGAAGCCCTTTTCGGTTCGCTTGATGTGGGTCGTGGTCGTTTCATCATGGTTGGGAACCTCATTTCCAAGACTTCCGTCCTCAATGAGTTGGCGCATACAAAAGGGGTGTTCCTCTCAAAGGTCGTGGCGGTTGATTCCAATGGTGAACCTGTCTGGCGTGAGAAATGGACTAAGGAAGAGGCAAAGGCTTATGCCGACTTCGTGGGGTTTCGGGCTTGGAACAAGGAAATGATGCACAACCCTATCAAGGATGGCACCATCTTTCGCCATGACTGGATTCGCTACAAGAGGGTTCTGCCTCTCAATAAGTACGACCAGCTTATCTGTTACACCGACCCTTCTTTCAAATCGACCACCGCCAACGACTACAAGGCTTCACGCTTCTGGGGCAAGATTGGCACTGAGTTCCATTTGATTGATTGCTATGTGCGCCAAGATACCGTTGGCGGTATGGTCAGATGGCTCTACAATCTTTATGAGTCATTGCCTGAGGATGTGACGGTCTCTTTCTTCATGGAGGCGAACTTTCTACAGGACACCATTCTTGATGAGTTCACGGAAGAGGGCAATCGGCGTGGCTACCAGTTGCCGATAACTGGCGACAAGCGCAAGAAGCCCGATAAGTTGCAGCGCATTGAGGCCATATCCCCATTGTGGGAGCGTGGCTTTGTGTTCTATAACGAGGCGTTGAGGGATTCCCCTGACATGGAAGTGGGCATTGAGCAGACGCTTTCCCTTGAACGTGGCAGTCGTGTGCATGATGATGCGCCCGATGCTGATGAGGGTGCCATCTGGATGCTACAGCGCAACACAAGGCAAGTTAAGTATAAACCGAGGTTTGGCAAGCGTCCGACCTCAAAAAACTGTTGGTAAGATTATGATTAGACTATTCAAAGATTTGATTTTCGCTTGGCGTTACAAGCGTGCCGTCAAGGAAGCCATCCTGCTCTCTCAGGGCAGTGGGTTGAAGTATTATGTCCTTTACATGAACGGTGGGTTGAGGGTCGTGCCCAAGCAGACCATCAAGACGCTTGTGAAGCGTCACCGCTTCAAGAAGGGTACCAAGGTCGAGGACATTGAGAAACGTGCCTTGTTTGTGACAAAGTAGGAGGTGAATCATGTTTATAACGGAAAATGACTATAAGGTGGTTATCGGCGATACCGCCATGAAGGTGGTTTCCCAGGCATCTGCCGAGAATCGTGCCAACGCCGAGCGTGAGGCACAAGAGGAAATTTCTGGCTATTTGCGCCCGAAGTTCGATTGTGACGCTGTGTTTGCAGCGGAAGGCGAGAAACGCAATCATCAGATTGTGATGTTCACTTGCGACATTGCCCTTTACCACATGGTTTCGGCAATGCCGCAAAAGATGGGTTCCGACATCCGCAAGGAACGCTATGAGCGTGCCATCAAGTGGTTGGAGGGTGTTCAATCTGGCAAGATTGTGCCTGACCTTCCCTTGATGCTTGGTGAGGATGGTGAAATGGTTGGCAGTTCCATTGTCTATGGCTGTCAGAGCAAACTAAGACATAATTGGTGAGCAAATGAGAGCAGAGGCAAAACTTGTTTTGACTTTGCCGAATGCAGCCACCAATCATTAAAAATAACTGGTAAACGATATGGGAGTTATTCAGAATTTTATACAGAACTTTACAGGCAAGCCGAACGTCTTGCACACGAAATATGGTGACTACAACCTTGCCAAGTCTTCTGGACGTAGGAATGTCCAAAAGATTGTGGCACAGCTCCAACGTACCACCGAGGCACTTACACGTTCCGACATGAAGGACTGGCGCAATGCCTGGCAGATGGCCATCAGTGTGGAAAGCCCCAACCGCCAACGCCTCTATGACATCTACCGTGACGCTGATGTTGACGCTCACCTTTCGGGATGTGTCGAACAGCGCAAGGGCTTTGTCATGGCTCGTTCCTTCAAGATTGTTGATAAGAATGGCAAAGTGAAGGATGATGCGCTGCACTATTTCAACCAGGCATGGTTTAAGCAGCTTTTACGTCTTGCCCTGGATTCCATCTATTGGGGGCATTCGCTCATTGAGCTTGGCGACATTACCACTGATGGCGATGGTTGCCCGTGTTTCAGTGGCGTGAAGTTGATTAACCGTAAGTATGTCATTCCTGAGTATGGCCGTGTTGTCACCGACCTTGGCATGGACTGGACTACTGGCATCGACTACCATCAGCCACCTTTCACCGATTGGCTCATTGAGGCTGGTCAGCCCGATGACCTGGGCTTGTACTTGAAGGCTGCGGCGCACACCATTCCAAAGAAGAACACGCTTGCCTTCTGGGACACGTTCGGCGAGATTTTCGGTATGCCTATGCGCATCGGTCACACCACCGTCCGTGACGATAAGGAGCTTTCCAAGATGGAAAACATGATGGCAAACATGGGTACTGAGTTTTGGGCTTTGTTCCCAGAGGGTACCGACATTGAGGTGGTGGAGAGTACCAAGGGGGACGCTTTCAACGTGTATGACAAGCGTGTTGACCGTGCCAACTCTGAGCTGTCAAAGCTTATCATCGGGCAAACCATGACCATTGAGGATGGAAGCAGCCTCTCACAGTCGCAAACCCACCTTGAAGTGTTCGAGAATCTGGTGGAGAGCGATGCGGATATGTTGGCTGACCTTGTGAACAATCAGCTCATTCCACGAATGGTGAAGCTTGGTTTCCCCCTCCAAGGCTTGCGCTTTGTTTGGGATGATGCTGTTGACTATACTCCAGAACAGCAATTCACCTATGAAAAGATGATTGCCGACCGCTATGAGGTTGACCCTAAGTATTTTGCCGACAAGTACAATATGCCTGTGGGTGAACGCCGTCAGCAACAGACACCTTCGCCTGACCCTGATGATGATAACGATGATGACAAGGATGACAATGGGAAGAGTGGCAAGAAGACGCAACAGAACGCACGCCCTTTTTTCGATTAAGCCCCACCGATTACGTGGGGCTGCATCAGCGGTATGCCGAAATCTTAGGCAAGGAGCTTTCGGTTTCGTCTTTGTGCCTAAGCAAGAAGGAAGAAGAGATTGATGCTATAGCCAAGAAATGGGCAAGCGTTATCAGCAACAAGTATGTAAGGGAGCAAGCGGAAGAGGCTGCACGTATTGCACTAAGGCACGGCATCAAGGAGTTGCCTGAGTTGCGTGAGGCTGATTTGGGGGCTATCCGCAAGTATCATGGCATTCGTGCATCATTTCAAGCTGGAATGACCGATGAGTTGCCTTCCATCATCCGTGTGAACAAACGAGGTTACAAAGGTTGGAAGGAGGCTCATGCAAATGCGGTTCGTTATGGTCAGCTCACTCAGGACAATCCTCTGTTGCATGAGTTGGGGCATTACATTGACTACTGCAATGATTCCGCCAATTACAGAAAGCTCGAACACACATGGAAGGTTGAGAATGTGGATGAGGCGTTAGTAAAAAAGCATCTTTCCACTTATGCGCTTTCCGACTATGCAGAGTTTGAGGCAGAACTGAATGCTGCCATTATGAGGGGCAAGGTTCTCCCAAAGGAATTGCTTTCTTATTCCCACATGAATCAAGTGGACACACCTTTGGCAAAACGTATGCTTAGCTTAGGCTCTGGTGATTCTGTCTGTCTTCCAAGTGAAGAGGTTAGCAAAGGTTTCAAGGATGCGATGAAAGCCCTTTTTCATCAAAAGGGAAGTTCTTTCTCTATCGACATCATGGCTGATGAAAACGTCCAAGGTTTGATAGAGGCTCATACAAGCGTCCTCGACCGCAACTTGCAACGCTTGGAAATGTCCGACCTCATGCGCCAGCGTCTTACTCGCTCCAACTATATCTTTAGTGGTTTGAAAACCTTCCACGAGTTGAACGAGGCGTTTCCTTCATTGCTTGATGAGAATGGCAATAAAAAGACGTTTGAACGCTTTCTGAATGATGTCCGAAAGATTGATGAAACATACAACGCCAGCTATCTAAGGGCTGAGTACAACTTTGTTCAGGCATCGGCGGAAATGGCTGCGAAATGGGAGGGCTTCATGGAAGACGGCGACCATTATTATTTGCAGTACCGCACACAGCATGATGACAAGGTTCGACCAGAACACGCCTCGCTTGACCGTGTGACACTTCCACCGTCCGATTCGTTTTGGGAATCTTACTACCCACCTAACGGATGGAATTGCCGTTGCACGGTGGTTCAGGTTCTCAAACGAAAGTATGAGCCAACACCGCACGATGAAGCAATGTCATTGGGTGAGGAAGCCTTGCAGACAGACAAAAAGGGAATATTCCGTTTCAACTCTGGCAAGGAACAAAAGACAGTTCCCGATTACAACCCTTATACCATCAAGCGGTGTCGTGACTGCGATGTTGCAAAAGGTAAATTGAACTTAGGCTTTGTTCCTGAAAATGAGTTGTGCGCTGCTTGCAAGTTGGTTCACAAGTGCCAAGATTTGAAAGGTTGTGTTCCTGATGAAATTTATGGTAATAGATTACTGATAAGCAAACAAGCCGACCAATCGGAAATTGTTCCTAATACAAGGGCTGCACGTGCTTTGGTTTCATCATTCCCAGACATGACCATGCAAATCAGAAAAGATGTTGTTGGCTTCCAAGTAAAGAATCCCGAATACCTAATTAATGGAATGATTGCAGACCGCAAGGGCATAATGTCTGAAAAAGGTGTTGCTTCAGGTTTTAATAAAGCCATTAATCAAGGGTGTTCTGCTGTTGTTTTAGATTTGGATATGCACCCAAACAAATTCCCATATCTAAGAGTTCAAAAGTTAACGTCTCAAATTAATAACAGACACATGGACTTTGAGAATGGAACAATACAAGAATGCTATGTCGTATTTAACAACAAGGCTGTAAAAATAGAAAGTTCACTGTTTACAGATGATGTCAACCAAACAAAAGATAACATAAGAATAGAGTTAGAAAAAATTAAGGGTGACAGAAGCCACCCTTAATGTGGGGGAAAGCTTGAAGTTATCGCGCCGAGACTTCGCCCCACGCTGCAAAGATAACACTTTTATTCAATAAAACAAGAAAATGAGTACAAAAATTAACGATATTCGGTGTAAAAAGTTCGTTTGCATGGTTTTATGTGTAACTTTGCAGCCCAAAAGGTGGACTTTCCCAATAAGCCGTGTGGTTTATCGTGGGTACAACAACGCGAATGCGAATGGCGGTGTCGTGAATGCGAATGCGAATAACGATGCCTCGAATGCGAATGCGAATGTCGGCTCGCGTCTGGACAAACTGATTACATTATTAATCGGCCTACCATACCAGGGACGTGCTCCCTAAGATGGTGCCGAGGGAAACGAACCTCAGCAAATTACTATTATAGGAAAGCTGAAACATCAAGTGTTGGGTGGAGTTTGGTAGGCCAGCAATGGCTCGAAGAAGTCAGACCCAAAGACAGGAAGGCCGAAAGGTCTATTAAATTATTAACTATGCGTAGAGAAGGTTACATCATAGAAGAAATCATCGAATACTCCAATATGTCAGAGTCGTTTGATGAAGTTCTCCGTGGCAAGAAGCGGAAACGCTCACGCCAAGGACGGTACTTGCTTGCGCATCGTGAAGAGGTGATTAAGGAGCTAACAAAGCAAATTGCCAATGGTTCTTTCCGTGTGAGTGGCTACCGTGAGCGTACAATCCATGAATACGGCAAAGAGAGGAACTTGCAGATTCTTTCGATGAAAGACCGCATAGGTGTTCACGCCATCATGTCTGTAGTGGATGCTCATTTGCAAAGGCGTTACATACGCACAACAGCAGCATCCATCAAGGAACGTGGCACACACGACCTAATGAAGTTTATCCGTCAAGATATGCAACACGACCCAGAAGGCACGCAATATGGCTATAAGTTCGACATCAGACATTTTTACGAGAATGTGCGTCAGGATTTTGCCATGTGGTGCTATCGCCGTGTGTTCAAAGACCAAAAGCTACTTGTTATGCTGGAATCCTTTGTTACCATGTTGGAAAGTGGCATCAGCTTTGGACTAAGAAGTTCACAAGCCACTGGAAACTTATTGTTGTCTGTATTTTTAGACCACTATTTGAAAGATAAGTGTGGGGTCGCTCATTTCTATCGTTATTGCGATGACGGCCTTGTACTTGGTAAAACGAAAGCGGAATTATGGATGATTCGTGAAATTATCCACGACCATGTGAACCAAGTCGATTTGGAAATCAAACCGAATGAAAGGGTTTTCCCAGTGGATGAGGGCATTGACTTCTTGGGATATGTCATATATCCCGACCATGTGGCGATACGCAAGCGTATCAAGCAGAAGTTCGCCCGAAAAATGCACGAGGTTAAATCGAAGAAAAGAAGGTGTGAACTCATTGCCAGTTTCTACGGAATGGCAAAGCACGCCGACTGTAATAGATTGTTTAATAAATTAACAGGCAAAACAATGAAATCATTTAAAGATTTGAACGTTTCTTATAAGCCAGCGGATGGCAAGAAGCGTTTCCCTGGGTCAGTGGTAAGCATCAGGGAACTTGTGAACTTACCAATCATCGTGAAGGACTTCGAGCTTGGCATCAAGACTGAGCAAGGCGAAGACCGCTGCATTGTCTCGATTGAACAGAATGGCGAGGCTAAGAAGTTTTTCACCAATTCGGAGGAAATGAAGAATATTCTCCAGCAAATCAGTGAACTGCCAGATGGCTTGCCTTTTGAGACTACCATCAGAACAGAGACATTTGGCAAAGGTAGAACCAAATACGTATTTAGCTAATGAAACGAACAGAAGGAAGTGCAGAGGTGAAACTGCTTGAATGCGTGAACCCTGTCAAGAACAAATGGCGCATCCGTTGGGATGTCATAGTTAAAGAGGACGGTTCGGCCAACTACATGGAGGCAGAGTTTACCAATGGCAAGCCTTCTGTAGATGACATCAAAAGAATCGTTTTGGACTGGTACAACGAACAGACCGACCAAGCCATCATTTCGGGCTTTACCTACAAAGGACAGTCTGTTTGGCTCTCGACCGAAAACCAATTCAATTACAAGGCTGCTTATGACCTCGCCGTGCAAACGGAAGGGAAAACGCTGCCAGTGACATTCAAATTTGGCTCAGAAGACAATCCTTCGTACCATACGTTTGATACTCTTGAAGAACTTGCAGACTTTTATCTGAAAGCCACCGAATATGTACAAAACACATTGACGGAAGGTTGGAAGAAGAAGGACGCTTTTGATTTGAGCCAGTATCAATAACGTTTGTATGGCATCCAAATGACATTAAAAAAGCATCCGAAGCGGTCAACTCTTCGGATGCTTTAATTGTACTTAAACGGATTGGTCAAGCTCTCTGTACCCCACATAACTATAAGTTTCTATGTTTTCCAATATTTCCTCATGGTTGTGGTTGGTTGTCGAACCGCTGATGTCGAACTCTCTGAAATGCTCGCCGTTCACGTCTGCAAGTGCCGTGTGAATCTTTTCCAAGAGGTCGAACACTTGCAAGCTCTCTTCTCTTTGCTCGCTGTCAGCAGCACTGCTTCCTATCCAGTCCGTCACAACGTGTAAGTTCACCTTTGCCTCTGTCACATAACGTGTACCAACCACGGTCGCCTCCCAGTTGATTGGGCAAAGCTCCACAAACACCGCTGGACGTTCCCAGTTGTCTTCTTGCTCGATAAACTCCACATTGTGGTTCCACAGGTCGATATACTTGATTTCTGGCATATTGCCCAGACGCTCACAGAGCATATTGTAAATTTCCTTTCTCATGTCTTGAATCGTTTTTCAAAATGTTCCATTTCCTTTCCGAGGTATTCTTGCAAATTGTCCTCGATGATGTCAGTAACTGCCTTTTCCACCTCTGGCGACAAACCAAGGAACTGCCTCTTGGGTATCTTGATGGTCGTGCCTTCCTTCTTCAAGGCCATGAACTTCCAGAACTCAGCCACGTCACCGATGTGCCGTGTCTTTTTGTCCTTGCGCCTTGTGCCGTCCTTTCGCCGTGCGAAAGCCAACGCTCCAGCTGCATTCATGTACTTGTGCCAGAAATAGCCTTTCATTCGTTTTGTCACCACAATCTCACCACCTTCATTGTGGATGTCGGCGTATGGCAAATCAGTGAAGAAGCGGATGCTCGTTTCCTTCATCTCGCTTCTGACGCTCCTCCTCAGCGTGCCTGTGTCAACAAGAATATGCCCACCTGGTCGAAGGGGGCTTCTGTGCCGTTCCCATGCCTCGCTGAAAAATGCCTCTCGTTCAAAGTTCTGGTCAAACTCGTCACTTAGGTCAACGCGGATGTCATTCAGAATCCTCTTAATGATAGTCTTTTCCTTGCTCATCATTCCAAAAATCAAGATACAGTTGAGCGTCTGCTGGAATCACGTTCTTGGATTCAGCAGACGCATTCAATATGTTGTAAAATTGACGCTCACTGATAGCATACACAGGATATATGAACCTGCGCCATATCTCACGGTTTGGAACACCGTCTTTGGCGTGCTGGTCATATATCCTGTTGATGTCAGCAACACGTTTCTGATAACTTAGTCCGCGTCGCTTTCCCATTGGGCTAAATGTTTGTTGAATGTTTAACCTTTGGATGATAAGGACGGATGTCAAGTGTCATTTCACAGCTCACTGTCACACGTCCACTTCCTTCACATTGTGGGCAAATTTCCTCGCCCTTTCTCCCTGTGCCGTGGCACACTCTACACAGTGCCACCTTGGGTGCCTTCGTTGTCGTTGTCTTCATTGGCTTCTTGCTTAGTTTCTGTTGGTTCCACATCTGTTACGCTCAAAGGAATGATGTGCCACTTGTTGTGCTCATCCTTCCACTCTGCTCTGATGAACTGCTTGGTGAGTGAAGGCTGATAAGCTTCCTCGATGATTTGAACGCCTTCCTTGAATTGGTCGTTGTCGCTCTTGTCTGCCAACTTGCGAAGCTGCAACACACGGCTTGCCTTCAAGTTTCCTGTTCCGTCACGGCTCAATAGCTGTAGGATGGTCGCCACCAGTTCCTTGCTCTTTTCATCAGTGGCAAGGCTCTCGATGTACTGCTTCACAATGGCTATGCCGTCATTCACCGTGTCACGGTAGTCGTCAATGCAGTTGTAGCCAAGGGTAAGGCGCATCTTTCCGTTCGAGTGGGTGAAGGTGTGTGTGCGTTGGGTGTCCTTGGTCATCTTCAACACGTCCGACTTCATTTTCAACACCTCGCTGAAATTTTCGTACACCTTGCGCTTCACTGCAAGCATCTGTTCTGACAGGCTGCGAAGCTCAGGGATG